ATATTGCTTTGTTGGTTAATTTAGACTGATATAGTTTTCCACCATAGGTAACATAGTCACCAGGAAGATACTGTGTGGTGACTGAATAACTTCCTGTGAATGATGGATTAGTCATTTATTTAATTTGTTTTAATGTCTAGTTATTTATGTTATACAAATAATCTTTAAAATATAATTTAATTAAAATATCCATATTCAAATTCTTTATCCCACAATCTCCAAGAAGATGCTAGGTGTGGTCCAAATAATTTATTCCTATCTGATGCTGGAATTTCAATTAAATATTTTTGAAATAGATAATCATTATTCAAAAAATCTTGAGTCGTTTTTTTGGTATAATTCCAAAAATCACTTTCATAATTACTTCCACCATGATATATGAAACATATAAAACGCTCAAGACCCTGAGCGATTAAAAACAATTCTTCATTAATAATATCGACTGGTTTATTAAGAACAATCATTTCGAGCATATTGCGGTTAATTCTGTCATAAAAGTAAGCCGCTAAAGCATCTATAGGTTCAAAAAATAATGCACGATTTCCATTTTTTATAATTCGATTATTAATAAACTTTTTTGCATAGTAACTTTTAAATTTAAATTCATTTAGTTTTAAATTTTCAGAAACTGTATTAAATCTTTCCGCAATGTCATTCATTGCTTCTTCTTTGCTAGTAATATTATCATTATAAAGATATCCCCATCCTTGACGGGAGGTTAATGGAACTCCAAACATCCAGCCATTTTTTGTAGCTCTATGTTCGGTGTATGTCCATGTACCTGGTTCATTGATTATATGTACCAAACAATGATTAACTGGTATATTTTCACTCATTACATAATCTGTATGATCCTCGGGATAACCTCGACAATCAACAACAAAATCAAATTTATAAATTTCTGAATTAACTATAACTTCAACAAATTCACCACAATCTTTAACATCTTTAACTGTTCCGTGGATTTCTGAAAATCGATTTTTATGTTTTTGTGAAAATCTTGGCAGTGCATATTTTTTTAAAAGTGTATTATTAAAATGCAAACCAGATTCAGGAGGTATTGAATGGAAAAATTTAGGATTAGTTCTCCAATCAACAAATCGAGCACCATGTTTTGGTGTTGCTTCTAAATGATGATGGTCTAATGGAGTTAATCCACAACTATAATACATACTATTTAATACGTAGGGACCTATACTTTCACCGACACCTAAAATCGGAATCTTAGGATCGTATATGCTAATAACTTTCCAATCATCGTTATTAGGCAAATAAGCAAGTAAATGTGATAGACTATGTATTCCTGCAGTTCCCACTCCAATTACGGCTATACTTTTCATATTATATTCATTCTTTCAATATTATAAATTAATTTTTGGTAATAGTAAGGTAACCATCGGTGTTGTTGTATCCATTTATAGTAATTGATCCGGTAGAATAACTACCTCCGCCACCGCCGCAATCACCTGCATCATTTTGAGTGCTTCCTCCGCCACCACTATATCCACCTCCTCCACCACCTCCTCCAGTGTTGCCGTGCGTTGCACCGCCACCCCCAAATCCACCTGTTGCATTTGTAGCAGTTGTTGAACCTCCTTGGCCACCACCTGTAAAAGCTTTTCCACCACTTGAGGCAGAGGCATTTCCGCCATCTCCATAAAACCCTCCACCTCCACTACCATAACCACCTACGGTATCTGTTCCTCCGTAACCACCACTGCCTCCCGGACTACCATCAGATGAACTGTTACCTGATGTTCCGGAACTGCCTCGGCTGGTTGCTATACTATCTGGGGTAGCATTCCAATTGGTAATACCTCCGCCGCCACCGGCAACAACAATTGGTGTATTACCGATTGTGGCTAGAAATGTTCCTCCTCCGCCACCAGAACTTCCGGAAGTTCCTGTATAACCGCCACTACCCACCCAACCTCTTTGACCAACAAGAATTTTATATATTTGCCCAGAAGTTAAAGTGACTACGGTCTGTATAATAATACCGCAGTTATTGGTACCGCTAGGATTATATGTACCTGCCGCACCGGCAGCTGTAATTGTATATAATCCTGTTAATGGTGCAGTCCAATATTGAATTCCAGCATTTGTGTAGAAATAACTAGAATACCAAGGTTGAGATGTGTATGTAGAATTGCTAGAAAATGATGATGGGCCATTATAACCTGTCGCACCATTATTAGTAAATGTAAAAGTGGTAAATGGATAAAGAGCGGTGCCGCCGCCGCCGCCGCCGCCAGTACCAAAACCGAAACCTTTAGCTGAAGCTGCACCTGTTGTATTAATCGTAGGCATTTTAACTATACTTTCCAATTAAATCTGAAGACACTTGTATATTAACAATTCCGTTTGCAGTTTGCCATTGTTCAATTTTTGGATAAACTGGCCAAACCACATTTGCACTTGGTGTTATAATTACATTACGAATAGTATTTCTATAAGAAACAAAATCAGAATAATTTACTAAATGGGGAATGTTTGATGTATTTGAAACGCTAGGCACTTCAACCCAATCGGTTTGTTGAAGTAAATTTTTTCCTATTGTTATTACATTATTGATTTGTTGTTGATTATATGCATTAATTTCATCTTGAGTCTTTTCAGTAATATTCCAACCAAGAGTCCATACGTTTTCAATTAAAGTTGGTGTATTATTTTGAATACAATTTTGAGTTGATTCATCATATGATGGTTCACTAGCATTAACAACTTGAACAATTGTATTCCCACTCAAATTGTCATTTGTTCCAACATGAGCACCAATAATATCACTACCTTGGAAGTTTGTATATGGATTTTCTTCTTGTAGATTTTGCCAAGTGTATGGATATACCAACAACGTGTTTTGATTTACTTTTGCGTATGACATTTTTTAATCCTTCAATTAGAATTGAGACTGCGTTGCTAACACTTGATATGATGGTGTGCTAGCAGTTTTGATGATAGTAAAAGTATAAACATCTATACCGTTTGCATTACCTTTAGTTGGACCAGGACCGCCACCAGACCATTGCGTAGAAACACCAGTTGATGTTCCGTCAATAGTTGCATTAGAACTTTGATAATATGCAGTACCACCTTGAGTTGCCAACAAAGCAACTGTGATTGATTGTCCAACACCTAACGCACTATTCAATGATGTACCGGAAGAATGTGCAAAATTCACAGACCAGTTAGTTGTTGCATTAGAGTTATAAAACAATACTGATTGTGTTCCTGTGTAGTATGTCACGGAACTTGGAACTGCACTACCTGAAACAGTTGCTGTTTCTGCAATATTTGTTACTGTCATACCCAATGCGGAACTGTTACCACTAAAGACGTTCGTTGCGGTGAATGAGTTTTGTTTAGCGGTATTTGCACCGTACAAAGAATAACCTTGTGCGGCTGTCAAAGCACTATTAGCAGTAGTGAATGCCGCTTGGCCATAAGCTAATGATGTGGTATTTGCAGCTAAAGCACTAATTTGAGTACCGACATAAGTAACAACTGCATGTTGAGTTGGTACCTTAACGTCACTATTCTGTGACATTGTGCCATCTGTTGAGAACTCATTAATCTGAGCACCCAACTGAGCACCAATAGAACCAAGTCTCAATGATGTCAAACCAGATAAGTTGAATGATGATGCATTAAGTGTTGCAGCACCAGTCGCTTGGTTAACAGCAAAGTATTGACCAACGTTGAAGTTACCAGATTGGTCAGTTGCAACATAATACACACGGCCTGGATAGTTTTGAATAACTTGATTTGTTGAGATAACAGCAGAAGCTGCAACGTTTGGATAACCAGAGTTAGCAATACCACCAACACCAATTGACAAGAAGTCGTGACCTGTTAAACGAATCTGACTATAATTGTTTCTAAACTGTACGCCTTGATTATTGGCAGTTGGATTGGTAATTGGCTTAGCAGATGCCAATGTTACAATTGCAGTATTTGATGCTGAACCCCAAGTGGAGACAGCAGAAACAACGTAATAATATGGATCGTAACCGGTATTACCTGCAGCAGTTAAGAAGTTGACCGATGAACCAACAATAATCGTATTTGATGTGTTTGCTACGGTTACGATAACACCATACTCACCGTTTTCTGGACCACTACCAGCAGTTATTGTATTTGCTGAAATACCTGTTAGTGTATTTGATACAGCAGTATATTCTGCAATTACCTCATTGTTTGCAAAAGGTTGTGCAGTGTTTCTATTGATGAAGATTTGACTCAACGCTGGTTGGTGACTCAAAATGATAGCAGAAGCACCAGAAGTTAAACCTCTAAGTGTGTTATTTGCAGTCATTGTTGAACCGTTAGGTGTCAATGTGTTTGTTGTATAGTTGATAATTTCACCATACACGTTAGCAGTAATTGGCACTTCTGTTGGATCATAACCGTTAGAAACTGCACCATAAGTACCGTATGAATTATTACCGTTCAATGCACGAAGGACACCGCCGTTAGATGTTGTGTATCCAAAGTAACAGAAATAAGTAAAACAAGAAACAATCTCTGCACGACCTTTATTGGTTGCATAAATTCCTACACCACCATCTTGGATATTTGTGTAGGAGTGGAACAACATACTTTTGTTGCCGTATGTGTGTATAGAACCGTCAATCACTGCACCAACACCGCCAGTTGAGAAAGCAGATACGTCATTGATATAAGGACTCTTATTAACAATTGGACTTACAGGATTAAATGCTAGATAGACACCACCCAAGGTTGCAGCAGTAATAACAGAAGCGTTTGCACCAGTTCCTGGAATAAAACCAGTCATACCTTTCATCGTAAAGTGTGTCAGCATTGTCGAATCACTCAACTGGAACAATGTATTTCCTGAACCTGACCACGCAGGAGCTGGTTGAACAAATGTTGTACGAGTTGAATCGCCTACAATAGAAACGCCAGCAGGAACAACAATAGGCAGATTGCTTTCTGTAAATGTTCCTGCTTTCAACATAATTGTTGCATTACTTATTGATGTGCCAAAAATACTAGAAATTTGTTGGCAAGCATATTGAATTGTTTTCCATGGTCTTTGTAGTGATGTACCGTTTCCTGGTGTATCAGTACCATTTGGAGAAACATAATAAACGTTAGCCGAAGGTTCGTTAGCTTCCCAGTTAATTGTACCGTTAGCTGCAACCACTAAAATCTGACCGTTAGCTCCAACAGGTAAACGAACAGTTGCATTTGATATATTACGTGTTGCTAAATCACCGGGTTGTTGCAACACATTATCTGGAGAACCAGGTAAAAATACTGACCAACTTGATGGGTTAACATCAGGTTGATTACCTGTATTATTTGTAGATACACTTATATAAACATTGTTTGCATATGTGGCAAGCTGATTATATTGATATGTTGTGCCTGAAGAATATGTACCAATGTAAGCAAAACCTTGAGAGTATGTTGTCCATTGTGTGGTGTTTGCTGGTGTTGGTGCAGTACCTGTTGTAGATGTCAATGCAATCCAAGTATTACCACCAAAAGATGCTAAGTCGCCTGCATTGTATTGTACTGCAGCACTATAAACACCTCTGAAATTAACACCTGTTGTATATGTTGACCATTGTGTGGTATTGGCAGTTGTTGGTGCAGTACCAGTTGTTTCAGTCTTTGCAATGTATGTGTTGCCACCAAACTGTACTACGTCACCGGCAACATAAGCAGTACCTGAATTGTATGTACCAAGATATTCTGTACCTTTACTTACTAATGACCAATAAGAACCATTAGAAGGTAACTGTCCTGTACATGCAACCAAATTAACATATGTGTATGCGCCATAATTAACAACTTGGCCTGGTACATAGGCAGTTGAATTATTGTATGTTCCAACTGATGTATAACCTGTTGTCACAACACTCCATGATGATGTGTTATTAACTGGAACAATGTTGATGTTATTTTGTACTGCAACATATGAATAACCACCATATGTTACCAAATCACCAATTGAATAATTGACTGTGTTACTGTAATTGTTCTTAAACTCTAAACCACCTGCCATGATTGTGAAGTTGGCAGAGTTTGCAGCAAAACTATTGATGTTACCTGATACGTGTTGTGTTGTTACCACATATGAATCGGCACCGTATGTAACAACATCATTTAAATTGTATTGAGTGTTAGCAGTCCATGCACCGGTAAAATTAAAACCACCTGCAATTAGAGACCAATATCCGCTGTTGAAGTCTGTGTAGAATCCACCACCAAATGAACTTGGTTGTGATGTATGATTTGCTATACAAGCATATGATTGACCACCATAACGAACAATATCGTCTTTAATATAAGAATAACTTGGAGTCCATGCTCCAAGAAAAGTAAATTTTAATCTACCTAGTACAAAATCTGCCATTTAAATGCTCCTGATTGGATCTATTTTCTATTTATTTATCGTTATACCGGTCCGGTGTAATTGTACGTGTTATTGTATCTTGCAACCAGGTTGCCACGGCCATCAATATAATAATATAACTGTACGTTATCAAATCTAACTTGACTATATGCTCTGTGTGACAAGTTTGTTGTTGCTCTTTGTGCACCAATATTCAATGTAGCGAATACGTTTGTATGATTTCCGCTAGCAAGATATAATGTTGATGGTGCATCTGATGGTACTGTGAATTGTAAAGGACCAGAACTCAAGGCATTCAAGTCACCTTGTGAACCACCATATTCAGAACGTGAATTAACAACACCTTTTAAATATTCATTTGCGTATGTACCACCAGATGGTTGAGTTGAAATGAATATTGGATAACCTTGTGTGCTAGGATCATTTACATTGAATGTATATGTTGCACCCCAAACTAATTGTAATTCACGATTTGGATATGTTCCGTTTTGGTCTTGACTATAGCCATTTAAATTGATAACAAAGTTATTGTTCTTTACCGTGATATAAAAGATTTTACTTTGTAATGCTTTGTCACCTACTTCATTCAAACCTTTGTAAATGGTATTATGTACAACGCCAGAATCTGTTGTGCCACGAACCAATTCTTCCATACCAGTGTAGGCAAATCCTGCACCGTCTGTTAATGTGACTGTCTCTTGTGTATTAGCAAAGAGTGCTCTTGTGTATGTTAATAATCCATTAGCATCAGTTTTCAGTCCGTGAAAAGCGAAACTTGAAGATGGAGTACCTGTTGCTAATAAATTCGTCTGATTGATAATATCTGAAATGTTAGCCATTTATTAGGACTTTCCAGGTTGTTCCTGTGTAAATCATATAAAATAACATATTCGGAATATTAAAGTTTAATGTTCCAGCCACACCATTGATTGTTGAAGTATTGGCGAAAATGTATGCAGGTGAAACGTCTTTGCTTCCGCCTCCGTCACCAACTAGTATTGTATAACCATTAGAAACACCAGTGGGTAATGATATATTTATGCTACCACCACTTGTGTCTAACAATATGTTTGTCTGTGATGAGTTTAGATTTGTTGATGTACTTACAGTAGAGAACGATAAACCTGTTGCAGTACCACCTCCACCACCACCACTAGAAGCAGTAACCAAGTCCCATGCGTAACCATTCCAAGTCCAGGACTTAGTTCCTATTGTATTGACTTGATTATAGGTTGGATTTGAAGGGAAATTTAGTGACATTTTATTTTATGGATGAGTGGATGATTGAACCACACTATTAACGTTTGTTACACTGTAAGCATTGCTAGAAATATCATTAAAGTTTGAATTCAACGGCATATACAAAGACACATTATTCCAGTATGTGTCATTTGGTATACCTGTTGCAAATGTTTTTGATGGTACAGTCATTGATGATCCTGTATATCTGGCAACGCCAACTGTAACTCTAAGACCGTTTATATATCCATTTAAACCATAGCCAACTTGGTCTATTACTTGGCCAACCCCAGTATTCAGAGATGTGTTTGCATTTATTGTTGTATTAGTTCCTGTCATTGTATACCTTGTACCATCTAGATATAAATAATTAGTACCGCTTGTTCTAACATAAGCAAGGTAATGCCAAGACCCTGTAAATCCTGATAAAGTGCTAACGCCACTATCTAAAAATCCGGAGGAATTCTGAAGCCCTAATTTATTAGAAATAATAGAAAATTGGAAAGTTTGATACGTACCCCATTGGCCCACAAACTGAGAATAAGTAGTGTAACTAATAACATTAACCCAAAATTCAACAGTATAATCTCCACTGCCAAATTGAAACGCAGAAGATGGTACGGATAATTCCTGATCGCTACTAGGGTGTGAGTTGAAATATGCACTGCCAGTATAAGACACACTAGGTTGTGTAACAAACGTAGTAGTTCCAAAACCCAGTGCTCGTGCCGCCATAGAACCTGAAGTAATCACCATTGGCATATTTACTCCTTAGAACTGTGTTTGAGTTGCAAGTACCGTATAGGTAGAACTTGCTGTTTTAATAATCGTGTAAGTATATACATCAATACCAGAAACGTTACCTTTTGATGGTGCGGTACCACCTTGCCAGTATGTTGTAACACCTGATGTGGCGCCATCAACTTGTACTGTTGTATTGTAGTAAGCGGTTGAACCTTGTGTTGCATACATCGCAACCGTAACTTGTTGGCCAACAGCTAAAGCTGAATTGATTGTTGTACCCGGAGAAAAAGATAAGTTAATTGTCCAGTTAGTTGTTGCACTTGATGTATAATACTGGACAGCATTAGCACTTATATAATAATTTTGTGTTGAAGATGGTGCCGCAGCAATAATATTAACTAATTCATTTGCATTTGGAATACTGAGTGAAAATGCTGATGAATTATTTGCTACTTGTAATAATGCTGTAGGATTTGTGACACTTATACCTAGATAGCCTGATGTGTTCAGACGCATTTTTTCGGAACCAGATGCGTAAAAAGACATAGCGCCTGTATCTGGACCAACACGACAAACACCAGAAGAAAGACCTGGATAAACAAAGAAATCTGAACTTATGCCATCAGATGCAACGATAGCCGCACCACTACCGCCATTATTTATATGCAGTTTATAGACAGCACTAGAAATTCCAATTCCAAGCCCTGTGCCGTTATAAGTAAGCGCAGACCCAGTAGCCAAAGCACTTGTACTAGACGCATATACCACACCATTTGTTGTAAATGGAGTTGATCCTGATAGACCTGTACCACCATTTGCTGTACTCAAAGCATTAACTGGATAAACAGCATTTGCATATAAACTACCAGAAATACCAGCACCACCAAGAACAACCAATGAACCAGTAGATGTGCTTGTTGATACTATACCTGCATTGGCAGTTAATTGACCAGCAACAACTTCTGTTGTATTAATAATTTCTCTATTGACATTGAGTGTGGTTGTGGTACCAGTAACAGTTAAGTTACCTGGAATTGTAACATTACCAGCAAAAAAGATATTTGTTGTGTTGGCCAAAGCATTATTAGCTGTATTAAAAGCAGCCTGAGTATATGCAAGAGTCGGTGCAGGCCAACCACCAGCAGTTACGTTATCATGTACAACAATAACGTTCTGTGTTGTATCTACCGTAACTTCACCAGAAGCACCAGTGAATGTTGCTGTCTGTGCTGTTGTACCTCGTCTAAGTTGTAACTGTGTTGGCATTTTTATGTCCTAAATTATATCTATTATTTATTTTTTAAGTTAGCGTTGGACCTAAATCAATGATGGTAATCACACTAGATGATGGAAGTATCTTGTTATCATATATGTTCAGATTTGGTTTGTAATCACCACCAAGTCCTGAAGTAACAACAGATACAAAACCAAGGTTGTTTGTTGGGAAAGTACTAGTATAATTACCTAAAGCACCTAAAGCAACGTTAGCTGTATTATAGGCTGCCTGTACATATGTACTGGAACCGGCAGCGTTTGCAGCTGCATATGCTGAATTGGCAAGTAAGTATGCAGCATTAGCCTGATTAAAAGCAGGTTGAACCTGTGGTGCAACATTGTTAGCAGAAGCATATGCAGCTGTAACATAAGGATATAAATTTATTCCGTTTGCAAACAACACATTAGCACTCAGACTATTTGCTGAGTAACTGATTGTGTTATCTAAACTTCTGGCTCTTGTTAGTGACATTATTGATTACCATTTGGATCCGTAGGCCATGTAATTGTCCAAGGAAATCCAGATTGTTTAGTTATTTCACGCAATTCTTGACGATATGTTGCCCATGCTGATTTATTGTTAATAGGACTATCTAGTGTTTGTGTCCAATCACAAGCAGTCAATTTGGCATCACGTGCTACACGAATCTTAGCAGATTGTTCAGAATCAATTATAGCTTTAGTATTGTCATCAACATCAGTTACAATAAAAGAAGTATACCATTGACTATTTTCTTGAACAGCAGGACCTGCAGTTGATATTTGATATGGAGTCAAAATGGGTGTAGGACCATCT